GGACTGGCCCTCGTAGACGCGGATCGTGCAGCCGTCCTTGCCGCCGTTCCAGAAGATCCGCGAGAAGGAGTAGGTGCGGCCGTTGAAGGCGCGGCTCCACGAGGTCACGTAGTCGCCCTTGTAGCCGCCGGGGACGCTGCGCATCCGGTACGCCTCGCGGCCGAAGCGCTTCGAGAGCTTGATCGACTTCCAGGCCACCAGCTCGCCCTTCTCGCCCGTACCCATGCGCCACGCCGACTTGCCGAGGTTGTCCATGTAGGGGCCGACGACCAGGCCGACGTTCGCGGGACGAGAGCGCAGGACGCGGTACTGGCCGTGGAAGGCCGTGCCGTCCTCGTTGTAGGCCCTCATGGTGTGCAGGGCGCCGTAGGGGGTCTGGACCGTCTGGAACTTCAGGTTCGCCATGATCTTGCCTCTCGTCTCGCTCGGGCCGCTCGCCCTTGCTGATGTAAGAACAGTACCACGCTACTGCGCTGCCGTGCAAGGGAGTTGGCCGTATCGCGTGGATACACCTGACGGATACCCCTCTGTGTATCCGTGTCTTCGCAGGTCAGAGGCTTTTTGATCATGGATACACCTTCTGGAAAAACAGGGGCGTATCTTGGGGGACCCGTAAAGGATCTTGCTCCAGGTTTCCTCACGTACGAGGGAAGTGAAGCGTATCTTGCGTATCTAAGTGTCTGACCTGCATGAATAGGTGTATCTAAGAGGTGTATCCAAGGTGTTTCTTCATGACGGAGAGGTGTATCCAGGTGTCGGGCGGTCCTCGCTACCATGAGCCCATCACTCGAACCCCGGAGGAGCACCGCGATGGCGGACATCTACCTGACCCCCACGGAAGAGGGCGCGGCCATCGAGCTGTCGCGGACCCTCTACCGGAAGAAGATCCTCCCGAAGGGCGTCATCGACTACAAGGGCCGCAAGATCGTCTTCGATGACGACTACCTGACGGACCTCGCGCAGTCCTTCCACGAGGGTGCCTACGACCAGGTGCCGTTCATGCTGGCCGACTCCAGCAACGCCCACACGATGGACCCGGAGCGCTACCGGGGCGAGTGCAAGGGCGTGGAGGTGGCGGAAGACGGCCTGTACGGGACGTTCGAGCTGAGCGCCGACGCGGCCGACCTCGTGAAGCGCAACCCGAAGCTCGGAGTGTCCGCCCGGATCGTAGAGGGCTACAGCCGCGCCGACGGCAAGGCGTTCCCCCGCGCCATGCAGCACGTTCTGGGAACGCTGGACCCGCGCATCCCCGGACTCGGTGCTTGGACCGAGGTAGCACTGAGCGGTTACGATTCGCAGGACGAAGTGCTTGACCTCACGGCCGCCGAGTTCGAGGGAGACGAGGACGTGGCGAAGAAGGACGAGGGTGACCTGATCGACGGTCTCACCCGCGAGGAGTACGAGCAGCTTCTCGCCTCTCTGGACCTGGACGACGACGACCTCACGGACGAGGACGGCGACGAGGGCGACGAGGACGAGGACGAAGGCTCGGAAGAGGAGACCGACGAGCGGGTGCCCGCAGGGTCCGGCGCGTCTCTCTCCAACGACGGCGGCAACGCCATCGAGCTGGCCAACACCGAGATCCGCACGCTGAAGGTTCAGCTCGCGGCCGACCGGTTCGCGGCCGACAAGCGGGAGTACGTCCGCAAGGGCGTTCCCCCGGCGCTCGTGGAGCTGGCCCGGCCCGTGCTGGAAGCCCCGGACGGCTTCGTCCTGGACTTCTCCAACACCGGTGGCGAGAAGGTGGACGCGGCCGATGTGGTGCGGAAGCTGCTCGACTCCGCCGTGGGCTACATCGACCTCGCGAAGGAGCGCGGCCACGCCGTGGACTTCTCCAACGAGGGCGAGTCCGACAACGACGAGGACGCGGAACTGCTGAAGCTCTGGGCGAAGCAGACCGGCGAGTCCACCGACTGACCGGGCGACCGGCAGAAACAGCGGAAGGAACGAGGAGACAATGAGCGGAGTTACCCCCCGCTACACGGTGGACGCCCCGATCACCTACACGGTGAAGTCGGACCAGGCCGTCGTGGGCGGTCAGCTCGTGGAGGTCGTCACCGGCGGCGTGGTTCAGCCCGCCTCTGCCGGTTCGGCCACCGTCGTGGGCGTCGCGACCAAGAACGCGCGCGGCACCTACAACCCCTACGGCACGACCGGGGAAGGCGACTTCCTCATGGACGCCTCCGGGGTCGGCAACCAGGTGGCCGTGGAGCGCGGCTACTTCAAGGTCACCTTCGCGGCGACCACCACGGTGGGAGCGAAGCTGAAGGCAGCGGCGAACGGTCAGGTGACCCCGTGGGTCACCGGCACCGACGGAGCCGAGAAGATCGTCGGTGAGTGTGCCGAAGCGGCCGGTGTGACTGCCGGTGGCGTCGGCCTGGCCCGCATCTACTGAGAGTCGAGGTACTGAACCATGGCCATGCGCCGTATCACGAGCGTGGACGACGGGCCCCGGCTCACAGTCTCACAGCTCATCAAGAGCCCGACCCTGGTCCCGAAGCGCATCATCCAGATGACCGGCCAGGGCTTCATGGTGGACCAGCTTCTCCGGCAGGGTCCGCCGATCCCCGGCGGCTCGCTCATCTTCTCCGAGTCCGAGCCGCTGTACGCGGACGAGGGCCCGATGAACGTGGAGGAGTTCGGGGAGATCCCGCTCACCACCACGAGCACCGGTGAGATGCGCGTCGCCAAGTCGGTCAAGAAGGCGCTCGGCTTCCGGATCTCGCAGGAGTCGATCGACCGGAACAACTTCGACAAGGTGCAGCAGGACATGGTGAAGCTGAAGAACAGCTTCGCCAAGACCTACGAGGACGTGTTCCTCACGGCTCTCATGGCGGCCCTGCCGACCTTCACCAGCTCCAACACGTGGGTGAACACCACGGCGTCCACGGCCGGTGAAGGCATCTACGCGGACCTCGCGAAGGTGGTCTACAACATCGGCAACGCCGACGCCGACACGAACGACGGCACCGGCGAGCAGAAGTTCCACTTCCGCCCGGACACGATCGTCATCAACGACCGTGTGGCGACGCTGATGCTGCTGAACGCGGACATCCAGAAGGTGCTGGGCGTCGGCAACGTGGCCACTCAGCAGCCGCTCGTCACGGGTGACGCGACCGACCTGTTCATGAAGGCGTTCGGCCTGCGGCTCGTGAAGTCGTGGCGCCTCTCCCCGGACAAGGCGATCGTCCTTCAGTCGAAGGTCGTCGGCGGCGTCTCGGACGAGCGGCCTCTCGGTGCCACCCCGCTGTACGAGCACAAGCCCACGGAGACGTGGCGCACGGACGTGACCCGCATGTCGGCGGTCTTCATCGACCAGCCGAAGGCGGGCATGGTCCTGACCGGCATCAACGGCGGCTCTTCGAGCATCGCCAACTTCTCCTGACCCGACCGGCCGGGCCCGCGACTCCGGGGCCCGGCCGTCGGCAGGTCCGAGGGAGTGTAAACGCAATGGCAGACGACAAGAAGACCGAGACCGTCCGAGTCAAGATCCTGACCTCCGGCGCCCTCGTCAACACGGACTCCGGCGAGCGCGCCGGGCTGTACGACGAGGTGGACGTGGACAAGGACCGCGCCGCGTACCTCGTGAGCGTCGGCGCTGCCGCGCCCGTGAAGGACGACGACGCGGCCAAGCTCGCGGAGATCGCTCCCCCGACCGGCGGGGCCACGGCCACCGACACCCGCGAGGCCGAGCGCATCAAGACCGAGCAGGAAGCGGCGATCGAGCGGCAGGAGCAGGAGCGCGAGGCCGCGAAGCGGCGTCAGCCCCGCACGGCCGCGAAGGCGCCCGCCAAGAAGGCCGACGAGTCCAAGTAGCAGCACCGCGAAGGGAGAGGTCCCGTGTACGCAACTCCCGAGGACGTGCGGCGGGTCCTCTCCCCGGACGGCCAGCAGGACGACTACGAGACGGCCGCCGGGTTCGATGACGCAGCCCTGGAAGACGCGATCAAGCGGGCTACGGCGAAGGTCCACCTGTACGTGGGCAAGCTCTACGCGCTGCCGGTGGACGTGGCGACCTACGACACCGACGGCAACATGACCGAGTGGGTCAGCGTCATCGCGGCGTACCTCGCGACGCTCACCTACTCGCGCGGGCAGGACATCGGCTCGGACGACCCGATCCGCCTGCGCTACAACGACGTGATGAAGGTGCTGGAGCGGGTCCAGAGCGGCAACCTGCCGCTCCCGTGGCCCCCGGAGACCGGCGTCACGGCGAACGACATCGCGGTGGTGAACCGCTACGAGGGCGACATGTTCCGGCCCGATGACTTCGATCTCGGGTACGGCAACCGGCCGTGGGTCTTCGGCACCGTCCCGCAGTGGCCCGGCGGGTACAACTGATGGCCGGGGACTTCCTCGCTCGCATGGACGAGCTGATCGAAGAGCACGACGGCGGGGACCTCGTGGGCTCCGTGGTCGTGGACCAGATCTACGCGAAGTACCAGCACGAGCGTATGGACCTGAAGCACCCGAACGGCGGGCAGGCCAAGTTCCTGTCCGGCCCGCTGCTGAACGACGCCCCGAAGATGCTCCAGAAGCTCGCGGGGGCCGTTCTGCACGGCTCCCTGACGAACGCGATGGCCGAGTGCATGGAGTCCCTGAGCCTGTCCGTGTGGGAGAAGGCGCCGCGCGACTTCTGGGACCTGCGGCAGAGTGGTAACCCCCGCGTGCTGGTGGGTGGCGCGGAGGTCTACAACCGGGCCCCGATCGTGCCCCGGCTCACGGCGCAGCAGCTCCGCGAGAAGGCGCGGCTGAAGGGCATGGGTCTTGGAGGGTGGTCGGATTGAGCACGTACACCGGGCCGGATCTGCCGCTCACGTCGGCTGACGTGCGCGCATGGCTCGCGGCGCAGTTCACCGGGCCGGAGTTCTCCGGCGTGGTCTTCGAGCAGGGCCCCGAGCCGTCGAAGTACCCCGGCCGGATCGTCCTCGTGACGCCTTCGCAGGGTGGCGGGCTCACGCTGGAGTTCATGTTCGACCAGCCGAGCTTCCAGATCCACGTGATCGGGGAGCAGTCCCGCGACCGGCGTGTAAACGCAGCGGCGGAGGCGGCCGAGCGGCTGATCTACCAGGTGGACCGCGCGATCCTGACGGCGCAGTGGCCGCAGCAGATCGCCGGGCACCACGTCACGCACATGCAGCGCTTCGGGTCCGGCCCGAGCCCGCTGCCCACCGACTCCGCCGGACGGGCGCACTTCGTGGCGACCTACCTGGCGGAGGCAGAGAGCGGGTACGCGCGCTGACCACCGGCGCGCGGCTACAATCCGAGCACGAGCCTTTAGGAGGGCTGGCAGATGGCAGAGCAGCGCAAGGCAGCGGCGGCCGGGGACCACAACACCGTGACCCACGAGCCCGCCGCACCCGCTCCGGAGCCGCAGGTCTCCGACGCCGCGAAGCGGACGAGCAAGGACAAGCGGGTCACGCTGCGCGTGAGCCACCCGCACGCCCGGTTCGACCTCTCCGGCGCCGGTCTGGCCGACGTGACGCAGGCGGGCACCACCTACAGCGAGGGTGAGGCCGATCAGGTCAAGACCCTCGCGCTGAAGTACGGCGTCCCGGTCTTCGAGGTCGCCCCCGAGTCCGAGGAGAACGCGAAGTGAGCACTCCCACGGGTGTGAACCCGAACAACGTGGTCGTCGGTCTGGCGGCCGTCTGGATTCAGCCGTGGGTGGACGGCACCCCGGCCGAGCTTCCGGCGGACACCGTGCTGTACGGCCAGCCCTGGACCTCTCCGTGGGCCCACCTCGGTGGAACCGACCAGGGGTGGAAGCTGAAGATCTCCACGAAGACGGCGGACATCACGATCGAGGAGCAGTCCACCCCGGTGGACATCCTGGCCGACGGCAAGACCCTGACGGTCTCCGGCGCCCTCGCGGAGGACACCCTTCAGCACATGCTGTGGGCCTACGGTGGCGGCACCCTGACCACGGTGGTGGCCGGTGCGTCGCAGATCGGCAAGCAGACCCTCTCGCTCCAGGACAAGCTGGAGAAGTGGGCGCTCGGTGTCGAGACGATCAACAAGTTCGGCCACTTCCGCCGGTTCCTGATTCCGAAGGTCGTTGTCGCGTCCGACGTGGAGGCGTCCTACCGGCGCGCGGCCGACAAGCGGATGTACTCGTTCGAAGCCAACTCGATCTGCCCGATCGAGGACGTGGAGATCGTGGACATGACGGCCCCGGCCACCGGTCCGTGAGCATGACCCCCATGTAGACGGCCGGGGTACGATCACCCCGGCCGTTTACACAGCCCGGCACAGCGAGAAGTGAGGTAAACGATCATGGCAGGTTTTGACGCAGCCACGGCAGTGGAGCCGATGGAGTGGGACTTCTCCCACTACGGCGGGGGCAAGGGCGTGGTGCCCGAGCCGTCCACGAAGGAGATGCAGGACTTCCAGCGCGACTTCGCGAAGGTCATGCGCAAGGGGCAGAAGCTCGAAGTCTCCGACGAGGACGCCATGAAGATGTCCGAGAAGGAGTTCGACA